AGCGGTATCTGGTGTTGTCACACCGATGAACACGGGCAGAAAGTTGCCCAAGGTCCAGTCAATACCCATCCATGGTCCAACATACCCATACTTCAGATTGGATATCTGACTGTACGCTGATGCATTCTGAAATGTCTGATCGGAACCAAGGATAGCCGCTTTGTGTGGTGGTTGGAACAATCCCATATAGTTGCCATCGGGCAGGAACTTTGGTGCACCACGCATTTCCAGCTTGGCGTTGATGGTAATGGCCAGTGCCGTGTTGAACACATCGGTGGCAGCCAATCCACCTCGTGTGGTCACCACACCTGGATAGGTCACATTGGTCGCTGCCATCAGCACGACGGCATCGTCACGTTCTGCGGCTTCCTTCAGGGCCATCGTAACACGTTCAGAGGCAATGGACACCATAGGGTGTGTCACCGTCAGTTCCAACACATCGGTTAGTGCCACCACAATACCCCATTGCTCCACCGTCACATCCACATTGCTGAGTGTCATGGCCAATGTTGGCGGGGTGATACCTTCACCCAACGGTGCATTGGGCAATGCCAACCGTGCCACTTGCACAACACGCAACGTCTTCGACATCTTCTGTGGTAAGCTGAATGGATCAGCAATCTTGTCCATCACCAACACACGGTCAGCCAGTTCAATCATCTTATTGGATATATATGCACTGATGGCATCGTTCGCCATGGTTGCAAAGGTTGTATATGCATCAGCCATGTCTGGTATACCTTACTTTAGTAGACAGTTAGAAGGGTATGTCGTGTGGTACATACCCTCTTTAGACCACACAATTAGTAGACATCCAACGCTGTAATACAAACGTAATACAGTGTATTACACCATGTCAAAATGTCATGCCAGCAAGCGCCTTCTCCATATCTGCCAATGGCATGCTGTACTTCCCAGTGGCAGGGTCAATCTTGGTCACATCAGCCAGTGACGCCATCGCCTCACGTTCACGTCCAACACCACCACCACCAACATCTCCTGCACTGCTTGCACGGTCCAACTGTTTCTGTTGGATGGCCTTCTGCCGTGCATCAAACTTGGCTGGGTCAGCCGTGTAGGTATCACCCAATATATACCGGTATATGGTGTTACGAGATGTTGGTCTCCCTTGTTGCTTGGCCAGTTGGAATGCTGCTTCTACTTCCTCCTTGTATTCACGATGGATGTCATCACTGTAGAAGTCCACATAGTCCTTCGCATCTGCGGCATTGAAGTTTGCTGCATCTACATGGACACCGTAGATAGGGTCCAATACCTCACGTACTTGCTTCTCATATTCCACATTGTTCTGCTGTTGTGGCTGTGGCTTATTGGCAGCTTCAGCTTGGTGAATGGCCGCCATGTTGGCCTTCACCTGTTCAGCAATATAGGCGTCAATCTGTTCCTTGGCATATTCAGGCTGCTCTGTTTCCTCTGCCATGGCTTACCCAACCCTTTTCAACGTGATTTGCAACGTCCCCACCAACCCTGTAAGTGTGCCTGCAAACAACACGGCTAAGGCATCACCCCGTGACATCACGGTTGGTGACGCTATCAATGTGGCAAACCTATATGTTGGTGCAGTAAGGGTGAGGTCAAATACCGCTGTCTGCTGTGCCACACCTGAACCAATGGCCACGGCTTGTGGACAGACAATGACCGATGCTGCCGCACCTGCACCACCCACAACGGTGTGGGCTTCTGACACACTGTTGACTTGCCACAGTCCCTCGTGACAATGCCACACAAAGGAGCTAATGGAGCCTACTAACAGTGGCCAGGATAAGATATGGAATGGATTGAAGTACCGTCCTGTACTGTCACGGAGCCCCAACTCATCCATGTCAGCAACAAGTGGTGCCACACCTAACGTATTCGCTCGACCTCGAATGCTTAGTGCTTGTTCTATTGGCATGTTGTTCTCCTTTCTCTTATGGATGGATGAAACCATTGGTGGCTGATGGCATGGGTGGCTTTAAGCCTGCCACCGATGGTGGTGGTTGCTGTTGCTGTTGCCCAGGTCCATTGGCTTCACTATCCAACGCCTCGACACCAGGCATCTGTTGTGGTGGTTGTGGTGGCAATGGTATCACCACTTTGGACAATCCACGTTCCCCCATACCTGACCGCCAGATCATTTGCACCAATTCAACCCAATTGAGGGTGTACCCTTGTTTGTTCAGCGCCATGTCCATTTGTGGACCAAGGTTCAGGAAGATCATCAACTGTTGTGCGCGTTGCTGTTCATCCTGGAATTGCAGACTGCCGACCCATTCAAATTCGTAGTCGCCCAATATGTCTTGCTTCTTCAGCAAGGATGACCTGTTTTCACCGTAGATGGCTTGACCACCAGGTATCCGTATCAATTGGCTATCTGGAATAAAGCGTGCCGCAACCTTGTAGATGTCACCCAAGGATTTGGTCAGCACATCTTGTTCCAATATCTGCGCCATATCCTTGATATCAGCCATCCCTAAGTTGACCAGTCCCATGACTGCACTGCCTGACCGTGGCATATTCCTGCCAGGTTGCCCTTCCGCAATGGTGCCTGCCCCTGCCATGCTTTGCATGTAGCCATTGGCAATTTGCCATGCACGCAGACTGTTCGTGCTGGTCACAGGTGGTTGCACAAAGGTCATGGCTGTCTTTGGATCACCTTGCACCTTCCACAATGCGCGACCTTTCGCTGTCCAACTTTCATGGCGTTCCCCCGCTTCATCACCATAGATGACAAAGCCTTGTTCCCAATCCACCTGATCCTTAAACTGGTTGAACAGGTCCATTTGCATACTGTCAAGGTCGTTGATGTCTTCCACAGCTGTGGTGGTATAGGTTTCATTGGGCAATGCACGATGGATGGCCATTCTATACAGTGGTTCATCATAGTTGGACGCAAAGAAGCCCACAATCTTTGCGCCACCTTTGATATTCCAGGCAATGTACACTTGGTACAGTTGGTCTTCCCGGGTGACCCACAGTTCAGTGAGGGACACATAGGCAGCAGTGGAACTGTTCAATTGTGTCTTCGTCTTCTCAATGTCCACACCTGCTGTCAGGTCCGTAATACCACTGTAGGATAACCGTTCAGCAATGTGATAAGGCCACTCTGGTTTCCCAAGGTCATCATATTTGATCTCATCCACAATACCTTTGGTGACCCATGTACGATACTTCTCATACGGCATCAGCATATCTTCAAACACAATGTCCGCTTCGTTGACACTGGTAGCAATCTCTGGATACATGTAGAAGGAGAAAGGGTCCACCACCCGTTGCGTCGGCCATGCTTCACCGTTGCGTACCATGATGGAGGTCTTCAGAATGGGCATACCGTAGATGTGGAGACACCGGGCAAGTTGGGTGATGTTGGTACGGGTGCTGATCTTCTTCCGCATCACATAGTTCATGAAGGCGTCAGTATTGGTCAGCCGTTCCTGTGGAATGTTTCCCAGTGGCATGACCTCAAACCACTTGACGGAAGGGGTCAACATTTCCACACAACGGACAATGGACCGTTCGATGGTCCGTCGACCTGATGGTGGCTGATAGGTCTTGGTGGCAGAATGGTACACCATGTCTGGATGCTGACCATACCAGGTGCGCCGATTATGTAACCATTTCTGTTCTATCACCTTTTTGCGATCACGGATGGTTTTGCAGGTGGTGCAGTAGGCTTCACGAAGGGTACGCTTCAGTTCTGATTCCTGAACAGGTGGCACAGCATGCTCCGCATGGATAGTCCACCAACAATTGTAACTGACAACACCGAACAAAGGTACGACAGGTGGGACAAGAAGTCAAGGAGCTATGTTAACCGTGCAGCCAAATCGGCATCTGACATTTCCAACCATTCCAAGTATTGTGGGCCGCTATACCGCATCTTCGCAAAGGGATCACGTTGGTTCTGTTGTGCCAACTCCTTTTGATCCTGCCAACTGACCCCCCACTTGACATAGTTCTCAGCACCATAGCGCCATGCACAGGCGACATCGGCAAAGTAGCCATCCTCGGTGGGCTTCTCACCGTGCGGTCCTACCCGTGGCTTGGGATACTTATACCCCCCTTCCAGTGCACCGATCAGTGCTTCACACTTGTTGGACACCAATACCAGCTCCAAGCCACACTTACATGGTGCCTTTGGCTGCAACAACCCACGCATATACTGCAATGATGGCGCAAGGTTGATATACCGCCACTTGAACGGCAACTTGTATTCATGCATCAATATCTTCATGTCGCCACGTTTGTCTTTGTTACTGCTGCTATCACGGTAGCCTGACCTGTCGCCACAATTGACCACACACTTTGCCTCTTTGTACAACCGTTCCGTGTGTGGCACAACGTAATGGTCATACAGGTCTTGCACGGTAGCACTGAAGCAATCTGCTGTTTCTGACAGGGCAAAGTAGTGGTTGGTGTTGTACGTACACTTGTAGAGGTTGGCGTATACCACGGCTGGATGTCTGAAGCCAAAGTCAAATGCCCTCACCAGTGGCAAGTCTGGACGGAACTTCAGCGGTGCCACATGCTTCCCATGGTCAAACTGGGGGAACACAGGTATGCCACCATAGGCAGGGATGCTGTCACCATGGATCACGCGACGTATCACATTGTCTGATCTGCCCATTTTCCTCTGTATGGCCATCAACCCTTTGGCATAGCCACCACCAAGGAACACATTGTCACCAGTATCCCCTTTCAGCCAGGTTATGCTGTCCTCACCTATTCTGGTCGTGCCTTCCACTTTGCCGAATAACGTATGCAGGAAACTGTCAATCGGTGGTGGATTGGTGGACACGTAACCCCGCAAAGAACCGTGTGGACAGGTTTCCTTGCTATACGTTGCCTTGTGGTATAACACACTGGGCAAACGTAACCGTGACAACAGCCCAGCCGACACATCTGTCCCCACAAAGAAGTCCACCAAACATTCATACGCATCATCGACCCAGAACAATCCCTTGTTTGCACCTAAGCCACGTCGCCAGTTCTTCCCCTGGATGGCCTTCAGGTCACTTTCACACCAGGGAAAGTCAATCTGTGTGTACACACCACTGATCTTCTTACTGAACGCTGGATTGGCGATGATGTTCTTCTCCGCTAACCGTATGACACATTCTGTAACCACTTTCCATGCACTGTCAAACAGGTCGTCGTAGTTGTAACGGGATATGACCCCACTGTTATTTGGCACCACCAAAGCGTTATACACACAGATAACACCAATAGCTGTGGTCTTCCCACTCCCCACACCACCTTGGATGTAGGTGTACTTGGTGTCACTGTCCAATATTGCTTGTTGCTTCGGCAGGATGTGTTGGTGCACAGTGTCAGACTGTGGGCAGTCTGGCAACATGCAGTCTGGAAAGAAGTCCAAGATGTTATACTTGTCACTTGGTATCATGTCGTGTAATACCTTACAGGTTCCAACCGTCCATTCACGCCTATCTTATCCAAATGCAATATCCGTGGCATCATCACACCAGTCACTCTATTATACCTGTTGCCAAGATACAACATGTACTCAGTGTCCTGGTCAGGGTCCGTGAAATCTGGGTGATCCAACAGCATATACACCTGACCATTGTCCGTGACCACCTTGTAACAGACACCTTGCGCCACAAAGGTGGTGACCAACATGCCAAGGTCATATGATAAGGTTTCCAGCATATGCTGGCTACACTTCAGCACACCACGCATATGCCACCTCACCTAAAGTGTTATACATCAATGACTTGCAGCCGCGATGTGTTATACACACCCTCTATATATCTGTCTTCACGCACGTATGCACGCACACTATCTTATATTTATATGTCTTCACACGTGCACGCACACACGCTGTATAATTATATGTCTTAGGCAAGGCCACACACACACACCACGCTACCCCCCACTGCTGCCGCAGTTTCCCCCCCTTCCGGGGGTTATCATTTTACACACGTTTAACAAAATGTGTCAAGGGAAAAATATGTGTTTGTTGTGCAACAGGTTACACGTTTTGGTGAGCATTGGCGTAGCAAGTTTGACTTGTAATATGAAATAACACAGATGTGCAGGTGTTTTCCCTCTTGACATGCAACAGTGGCGTGGTGAAACAGGTGTCACGATGCCACCACTGAGACTTTGTAAAGGGAAATCTTTACTTGATCCTGCTGACCGTTGGGCGTACACTCCGCCAATGTGCCGCACTCGCCAAGCCCTCCTGACCAAAAAGGTGTACAATGTGGTTGATACAGTCATAGGCCAGATAGAACACCTGCCACATGGGCATACCTGGTGGTATGGCATGCTGCCTGGTAAGGGCAAGATGAGCAGGCATGTTGTCAGGCAACAATGGGCACACCTCATCGTGGCGACACTCTTTCCACCGTCCTTCATTACCATGTTGCTCGCTGCAAGCATCCTCCCTAACGGTAAGCCGAACGGTCTGCTGTACACCTGGATACTCGACCATATCTATGCAGGTGACGTTACCACCATGTACGCTGATTGGTTTGCACTCAACAAAGGGGTATAATGCCAATGGTCATAGCATCCACACCACAGGTTACACCGTTTGCTACCTATGCGGAAGACAAGATGAAGTTGCGGTATAGCCATGTGGTCAGTGGCAGGTATGAGACATGGGAGGATATTGCCGCAAGGGTAGTATGGAACATCGTTAGGCCAATACCAAATATGCCTTACGACATTCCAGGTGAAATGTACCTGATGATACGTGACCGCAAGTTCATACCTGGTGGACGTATCCTCAGCCAAGCTGGCCGTCCATACCACCAAACGGACAACTGTTACACCCTCCGTGCTGAGGACAGTAGGGAAGGGTGGGCTGACCTCGCCCACAAGTGTAGCATGATGTTCATGTCAGGTGGGGGTGTTGGTGTGGACTACAGTGATATACGACCATATGGTAGCACACTGTCACGGTCAGGTGGCATTGCCAGTGGACCACTCCCACTGTTGGAAATGGTCAATAGCATCGCTGCTGCATCACGTGCAGGTGGTGAACGACGGGGGGCCTGTTATGCGTCCTTGAAATACGACCATGATGACATCCATGACTTCATCCAAATGAAAGAAGTGGTAGGTGCACTGCAACATACCAACATATCCGTCCGTTTTGATACACAGTTTACCGCAGATATGTCCCACGACAATGCCTGCAAGGAAGTGTCAGCAACCAGTGTGTTCATGGAAACGTTACGTCATGCATGTCAGTATGGTGATCCAGGATTTCAGTTTGATTGGGATGACCAGGTGTTACGCAATGCTTGCACGGAGATTATCAGTAATACGGACAG